AATTATCCAATACTCCGCCCACTTGAAGATAACTTTGTTGTTCAGACCGACTATCTAATTCTAAGGCATACATTCGTATGCTATCGGGCTCGGTTTCTTGACATCTAACACATTCCTTGGGCCAATGATCAAACTTCATTAATTCTTTGGTGTTGGCTAACCAAGAACTAGCTTCCATTATTTCAAGCGATTTGTACTGTGGTGGATTAACCATGTGACCACATCGACTAACTGTGCCGTTAGAATTAAAGCGGACAAAATGATCTAGTCTAGGACAATGCATAGATTGGTTTTAAAATTTGTTGGGCATATCCAATTACATATTCATATGCCGCTGGATCAACTGTGTTTATCTGTTGTAATAATTCTTTAAAGGTTAACGATTGTCCGATACACTCAAATATTACTGCATCTATGCGTTGGTACATCTCATTATTTTGTATTTGATGAATTTCTGCAATTAACTCATTGGTAGCCGGAATAGCTACTGGTTGTTTATTCAGGGGGGTAATTGTTTTAATATCAGCCATTGATAAAAAATTTAATGTTGCATTAACATCTAAATATCTCGCTAAATTTACTAACCAAACAAACTGTGAACAATAATGACGATTTAAATACAAATAATTTTGAGCAAACCATTGCACGGTATTTTTATCCAGACTTAGATTATCTCTAATAGTCATTTGAACAAAAGTGTTAATTCCAGAAATTAATCGTTCCTGGGGATCTCTTAAAATTATATCGATATTATTAATTTTTTTAATTTGATCATTTAGCCTAATGCGCCAATTATTTTTTTCAGCAGTAATATATAAACTCGATCTACCATTTTTAAAAATAGGATAGACATACCGCTGTGAGGGTATAACTTCTATTACCTCACAGCGGTCTGGAAATATAATGCGATCTAAATGCGATAACATTACTTAGGTTTTTTGACGTGCCCGAATCATTGCTAAAATGTCTTGAGCTTTGTCGGTTGATGGTTTAGCTGCCACAGGTGCTGACGCAACTGCTACATCATCTTCATCATCAAAACTCGAAGCTACTGTTGCTGGTTTAGCTGCCGGAACATCTTCATCGACTACTGCTGGTGCCGGTGTAGAACTACCTGCTGGAGCATTAACACCTGCTGGGCGGAAATACTGACCCCAACGCTCTGTGTCATAACTCTGACCATCAACACTAGCTTCAAACATTTCTTTAATGACTTTAAGTTCAACTTCGCCTGGTTTTTTAGGCAAGAATGTTGAAAGATCAAACAAACCGTGTTCAGCAATGGCCGCTTGTTCAGCTTCTGTGAGTGCAGATTCTTTACGAGCCCATTTGGAACTACTGTAGTCAGCAAAGCCACCTTTGGCAGTCTTGCTAACACGGAAGTCTAGGCCACGCATCAAGTCTGTTGGCAATTCTTCCAATTCTGGATCCATCAATGCACCTTTGATAAGTGTAAAGATTTGTGGTCCGATAATAAATCTGCGGATTGGGTTTGCTGGAGCCTTATCGTCGCTGATTGGGTTTTCACGAACAAAGCCTTGGAAAATATAACTGCGTTTTTTCCAATACTTACGACCCATTTCTTCCAAGCTCTTATCTTTGAACCAAGTGCGAACTTCTGTAAGCACTGGACAAGTTTCTTGCCACATTTCTACGCAAGGAACCTGGACATATACTTGTTTGGATTCCATTTCACCTTTGATGCCATTAAATGGCAAACGAATCATTGCTCGTTCTTGCCAAAAGAATGTGTTCTTAGTGTTACCGTCTGGGAGGAATCTAAGTGTTGCGGAAGCGCCTTCTTCCATATTCCAGTGTGGATAAATTGCATTATCACCACCTGTGGAGTTGCCGCCTTGTTGTTTACCTTCTGATTGTGCGAGTCTTGCACGAATTTCTGCTAAAGATGCCATAATAAGTTGCCTTTCGAATTGTTTATGGTTGTTGCCTATCTAAATTTTAGATTTAAGTTGCCTGTGATGCTAAAGTTAAAAAGCGCATACACTTGATACAGTATATACGCTTTATGTCTTAGCGTCAATGATATTTATGACGCGGTTGTTCTAATTGTTAAATTAGTTGCGGATCATTCCCGAAAGTTCTTTAAGGCGATCCAAGAATGATGTTTCTTTTCCAACCTCTTTCATTTTGCCAGAATGTCCATATTGTCCAGCAAGTGGGCTTTCTTTTTCATTCACCGGTGTTGTAGGACCGCCTAACATACCTTTAGGCAAGTCCATTGCGCTGCCACTGGAACCGCCCCCTCCTGCTGGCTTAGGTAATGCTGTAGGATTGGCCGAAACGGCTGTGCCCATGTCTTTGAATGTTGGGGTTCCGGGTTTAGTGCTATATCCAGGATTGCCAACAGATCCCCACTCGCCCGGAACAACTTTACTTACATCAACATGCTGTCCTGTAGTTGCATCTGTTCTAAATATTGGGCCTTGGTTTGCTCCTGCGCCAATTTGACCATTAAATGTTGGTCCTGAGTCTTCAACTCCTTCGTCCTGGATTAACGTATTTTCCATACCGCCATCTACGCTGTGTGGCTCACGAGCTTCTTCAGCATAGTCACCGTGCATGACACTTTCACGCTCAAGGCCATAGTCTTCATCTGGAACACCAGGACTGTTAACTCCGGCGCCAGGATGGCCCAAGTCTGCGGCAAAACGGTCTGCTACCCATTCATATGGGTCGCCGGTGCGAGCTTTTTGAACACCGTATGGCATGTCATCGAAGTAGTAGTCATACAATGCATCATGCAGTTCTTGACTCATTTCATCATTTTCTTCAAAGTCTTTAACATCACGCTTGTATGTGTCAAGAATGTGTTGGAATGTTGAACCTGTATCATCTACTAATACATTTTCTTTAAGTAGACCGGCAGCCCGGCGAAGAGCCCGTAATGAGCCTCGGCTTTCTGCCAATCGATTGATGTTACCTTGACCGCCCGGAACTTGAGCACTTGGCTCAGGAGGTGTCGCTGACAAATCGGCAGGGGTGCCTTCTGGAGGATTCATTTCGGCAGTGGCATCAATATTTAATTGTTCAATGACTCGACGCACATCTGGATCGTGTGATAATTCTTGCATACGATCAAAAATAACTTGGCGAGCATCAGCATTAGCATCGCGCTCGGCTAGTTCTTCTAATTGATCAAATAAATGATCGTCGCCCAACAAGCCATATAATTGTTCTGTGATGTTGGTAGCATCGGCACCAACTGGTTGCTCTTTGCTCATCAACTCGAGTAGGTCTTGTTGTTTTTCTGGAGTGTCGGGTGTTTGCCATGTTCCTTCTAATAGGCGCTCGGCCCATGCTTCAAATATGTTAGCTTCTTTCATTGCTGTTCCTTGTTGTTGTATTTTAGCCAGCAGGGGTAATGCTGACTCAATTCGTGTGTCTATGCTCTGTGTCACAAACAAGTGCTTCAATCCTTCAATTACTACTTCTTCTTCGGTGATATCAGCAGGATTCCATGATTCAAAATATGTTGAGTATCCTTTGCGTGTACTCAAACTTTTTAAAGTACGTTGTGCTGTTTCGTAGTAGGCATTAGTCTGCTCTACTAATTGTGCTGTGTCACCTTCAAAAATCTTGCCTTGGTTGGCTCGCTTAAAGCGGCTCAATACATTTAATTCGTTGACTATTTCTGCAATATGGCTACCACGGGCATCGTATGGCTTCCCGCCATTGCGTACATGTTCGACCATGGCACGACCGCCTGATAGTTTTGTAAATGGTAACTTGTAGCGTTCGCCTTCTGCGGTTTCTACAAACAAGGATTCTACATAACGGAACCGGGCATCTGTTTCGTCTAATGTCTTTTTATGCTTGATCATCAAGCGAGCTTCGGTTTGTTTACCATTCCAACTTTGTGTTTTAGTTCCTGTCCACGATTCAAACAGGCCTTCTTTGATAGCGGCCTGTCCCTGCATACTGTAACGCAGACGATTAATGTTCTTTGGGCTAAACTCCATAAAGTTTTTAACCGCAAAATGTTTGAGTTGCTCCAGGAAAGCGTACCATTCATTCTTGTCGTTGCCTTCCATGGTGCGGCCTACATTGTCCCCAAAGTATACTTCAAGGGTATTGTCGTTGCCTAGCAGGACAACAACAGTGCCATAATCTTTGCCAGATTCTGCACGAAAATCAAAGTTAAAAATTTCAGCTTCTGCAGGGTCAGTTGCAGGCATTCCTTTAACATCCAGTAATTCTGGGTCAAAATCTCTGCTAACTAATAAATCAAAGAGTTGCTGTGCGGGTGTGTTTGTAGCCATAGTTTATTATTTATCGTAATGAAGAGATGAACGGCATTGGCGCAATTATAGTATCTCCGTGGTCACGCATAGCTGTATCCATTTCTGTATGGTATGACTGTAGTAATTGCATCATTCTAATGGCTAATATTGTGGACATAACAAGGTCGTCTGTTTCTCCCTGTTTTGCCGCAAAACTAGTACCAAACGCCACAAAGGTTTTAAGCTCTGATACTAGGTTACTACTCCGTACTTTCATTCTACCCGATTCCACTAGAGTTTTAAGTTTACTACAGGCCGCTAATTTAGGCTTGTGGCTGGTATTAAATCCTTTACGATAGCGGCGTCCGTTAGCAGTACCACTTTCACTGAGGAAATATCCTTGAATATTTTCTTCGCCATATTGTGCTATACTAATTAATGCCGCTTCACCGATGGTATTATTTTCTATACTGTAGTAGATACTGTT